ATAGGTGCTAGAGTTATCAATATATTTGACGCAGCAATTTCATCTACACAAACTGAGTTAAAGACATTGGGTTTATTAGATAATCCTAATATACTATTCAACGTTGAATATGTAGAGGGTCAAACAAATGTACTTGGATATGGCGAAATTGGAAACTTTTTAGCTATTCATGGATTAAAAGAAATTAAGCCAAAAACTTTTGGTAAAGACGGAAGTGTTAAATCGAGAGAAGCTGTTGAAATACCATATGATAAAACAGCTATGCAATCTTATATAAACAAATTAAATGTGGTTGCTATGAAGAGTGGTTTTAAGGTATTGGGTAGTGTTGATACTACTTTCAAATCAAAACCAAACCTAGCGAGTGTTTTGACGCAATCAGTTACATTGTATCCTACGGGGGAAGCTGTAACTAAGTCTTTGAAAGACTGGTTAAAAGGATTAAAGTTTACTACTCCACTAATTACGAGAGAACAATTTTTAAAAGCGGTTGATAGTAAGAATATTAGTCAAGATTTGCCTAATATAGATTTAAACAAAATAATTACTGATACCATTGTTTATTTAACCACAATTAAATTGGGAGACGAAATATTAAAAAATGCTACCAGTGAAATCGGAGATCTGGATAAACACGAAGGTATAGTTGTGAGAGATAGTAGTATTAGTAACAGTCCATTTAAAATTACAGGAAGTTTTATTATAAAAGGGCTAGGAAGTAAGTTTAAGAAATAAATTAAATACATATTTGTTATGAAGAAAGCATCAGGTAAAAGCAATTTGTCGATTGTAAAAGACTATCTTAGCGGCGAACGCCCGTTTACAACTATTGGCTACGATGCCAATTTGGAGAACAATAAACGCAAAGAAGGTGAAGAATGGGAGGATAGTCAAGGTCACAAATGGGTTTGGAAAAATAAAAGTAAACGTAGAGTTTCAAAACGTGCCACGATTATTAACGAAAAACGTTGTAAATGTTGTAATATGGATGTTCGATGGGGTAATTATTTAGATGATCGTGTTTGGCCTAAAACAACGATGTGTTATGATTGTTTTACAAAATTTCAAACTGATCTTAAACTGATGGGGGTGTTTGATGTCTACAATGAACTACACGATTTAAAAAATGAACGTAGTATTCTAGAAGAATATAAAAGAAAATTTGAAGAAAGTCAAAAATTTTGTCATGAAAATCAAGGTAAGCCTGTTGAATTCTTAGAAGAAGACGGTTCGTTTGAAAGATGGGAAGGTATCCAAGATTATACTAAAATATTAGAAGACGTGACTAATGATTTGGTAAAAATTAATGACGGATTACTAGACATTAATACTAAAATAAAAGAGTACGAAGAATTGTATGAGTCAGCCAAGTCTAAGAGAAATAATAAAAAGTGAGTATAAGAAGTGTATAGAAGATCCTATATACTTCATGAAAAAATATGTTAAGATTCAACATCCTATAAGAGGTACTGTTGGATTTGAGCTATATCCATTTCAAGAAGATGCTTTACAAAACTTCGTTGATAATCAATTAAATATTGTTCTTAAAAGTCGGCAGATGGGTATCAGTACTCTTACAGCTGCTTATAGTTTGTGGTTAATGACATTTCATAATGATAAGAACATTCTTTGTATTAGTATTACCCAAGAAACAGCGAAAGAAATTGTCACTAAAGTAAGATTTGCAAATGACAATCTTCCAAGTTGGTTAAAAGTTCCGTGTGTAGAAGACAATAGATTATCATTACGATTAAAGAACGGATCTCAAATCAAAGCGGTTTCATCTGCTGGTACAGCAGGTCGTTCATCAGCACTCTCATTATTAATCATTGACGAAGCTGCATTTATCGATGGAATTGAGGAAATTTGGTTATCTGCTCAATATACATTATCCACTGGTGGTAGAGCTATCATATTAAGTACGCCAAACGGCGTAGGTAACTTCTTTCATAAAACGTGGGTTGAAGCCGAGGAAGGTAAGAACAAAGACTTCAAGACTATTAGATTGCCATGGCATTTACATCCAGAAAGAGACCAAGCTTGGAGAGATAAACAAACCGAATTATCCGGAGTTAAAGGTGCCGCTCAAGAATGTGACTGTGATTTTTCAACATCGGGTAATCAAGTGGTAAGTGTAGAAGTTCTTGAATTTTATAGACAAACTCATCTAAAGGATCCTGTAGAAAAACGGGGTAATAATCAAGATCTATGGATCTGGGATTATCCAAATTATAGTAAAAACTACATATTGACCGCCGACTGTGCTAGAGGAGATGGCGGAGATTTTAGCGCGTTTCACGTATTAGATATTGAAACGATGGAACAGGTTGCTGAATATAAGGGACAATTAACTACAAAAGATTATGGTAATTTACTAGTGAGTGTAGCGACGGAGTACAATAACGCATTGCTTGTTGTAGAAAACAACAATGTAGGATGGGCCACACTACAACAAATTATTGATAGAGATTATCAAAATACATTTTATAGTGCGTCTGATTTGACGGTTGTTGATGTGGAAAAAACATACACTAATAAATTAAATTCGGCTGATAAAAAATTAGTAGCTGGCTTTACAACAACAAGTAAAAACAGACCACTCGTTGTTAGTAAACTGGAATCTTTTTTTCGTGAAAAACTCGTCGTCATGAAATCAAAACGATTATATGAAGAGTTAAATGTTTTTATTTGGAACGGTCATAAAGCCGAAGCTATGAGGGGATATAACGACGATTTGGTTATGTCATTGGGTATAGGATTGTGGGTACATGAAACTGCTCTAAAACTTAGAAATGAACAAATATCTTATAATAAAGCAATGGTATCGAAAATATCAAAAGTTTCAAGTCCTGTTACTTTTCATAGAGACGTGAGTGCTATTGCTGACCATCACAAAACAATGGATTTCACTGTTAATGATAAAAAAGAAAGTTTAACTTGGTTGATGTAAATACTTATATACTAGAATAATATGTCAGATCAATCATTTCAAGAATTAAAAAATCGTTCGTTATTTGCACGTTTGAAACGTTTGTTTTCAAATGATGTAATTGTTCGTAATATTGGCGGTAAAAAATTAAAGGTTATTGATACTGATGAAATTCAGTATGCTACAGATCGTAATAGTTTAAGAGACCGTTTTAATAGATTACGTACAACTTCATATAATCAATATAGTAGAGATTTTAATTTATCATATCAAAGCAGTCGTGTAGAATTATTTCGTGATTATGACTGTGTTGGTCCTGATACAATCATACCTCTACCAGATGGTACTAAACCAACTATAGCTGAACTAACGGAGAAATATAAAGATAAACCCCAAGAAAGATTTTATGTATTTTCATACGATCACGAAACTGACAGTGTAAAATTAGGTAAAGCATATCATCCTAGAAAGAAAGAAGGCGGTCCTAGAAAGTGTTGGAAAGTAATTTTTGACAACGGACAATTCATAATAGGAAGTGCCGGACATCCATTTTTAATGAGAAATGGAGAATATAAAAAATTAGAAGATCTATCAATTGGCGAGTCTGTGATGCCTTTTTATCAAAAAGATTTCTACAACAATGGATATAGAAGTTTGTATAATTTTAGTAAAGGATGGCAAACAGAACATAAAATAGTCGCTGAACAATTTAATCGGGAATTAAGTTCCAACGAAGTTGTCCATCATAAAAATTTTGATAAAACAAACAATCTTCCAGAGAATTTACATATAATGTTAGATTCTGATCATAGAAAATTTCACGCAGAATTAAATAATAAAATTATTTGGTCGGTTGAAAATAAACAAAATACGTTGGAAAAGATCAAAAATTCAACTGGATATAAAAATAGAAAATTTCACAGATGGAACGGAGAACGAGTTGGTGTAAACAATCCTTTCTATGGAAAACAACATTCCATTGAATCAAGTGATAAAAGATCTAATACTTTAAAAGAAATATTTGTTAATAGAGATCAAACGGAAAAAAACAATCCGAAATATAGAGATGATTTAACAATTGATATATTAAAAATTAAAGCGTTAAATTATTACAAACAACACGGAAAATTAACATCTTGGGGATTAGTTAAAGATTTAAATTGTGATTATTCGGTTCTACAGAATCGTTTGAAGAAAAATAACACTGAGTGGAAATCATTTAAAAATTATATAGAATCATCTCTTAATCACAAAATTGTTGATATTGAATATATAGGAGAAATAGAAGTTTACGATGTTACGGTTGAAAAGTATCAGAATTTTGCTACGGATTCTTGTTTCGTCCATAATACAATGGATATGGATCCAATTCTAGCATCTGCATTGGATATTTATGCAGATGAATGTACAACGCGAAATGAAATGGGTGATATTTTACACATTAAGTCTACAAATGACGAAATCAAAAATATTCTTCATAATTTGTTCTACGATATTCTAAATATTGAATTTAATTTATGGAGTTGGACTCGATGTATGGTTAAGTATGGAGATTTTTATCTTCGTTTACATATTAGTCCTGAGTACGGAGTTTATTTAGTTGAACCATTAAGCACCTATTATGTTACCCGTGTAGAAAATGCGCAATTAACAAACAAGAGCTTTGTTAAATTTCAAGTTAATCTCCCATACGGAAACAAACTTGAAGATTTAGAAAATTATCAAATTGCACACTTCCGTTTGTTGAGTGATAGCAATTTCTTGCCATATGGTAAGAGTATGTTAGAAGGTGCTCGACGTGTATGGAAACAGTTGAGTTTGATGGAAGACGCAATGTTAATTCACCGTATCATGCGTGCTCCGGAAAAGAGAATCTTTAAAGTTGACATTGGTAATATTCCTCCAAATGAAGTTGATAATCATATGCAACGTATTATGGACCAAATGAAAAAGACTCCATATTTGGATCAACAGACTGGGGATTATAATTTAAAATTCAATCTACAAAACATGGTAGAAGACTTTTTCTTACCTGTCCGTGGTAGTGATAGTGGTACTAGTATTGATAATTTACCTGGTCTTGAATGGACCGGAACAGATGACATTGAATATCTACGTAACAAGATGATGGCAGCACTTAAGATTCCAAAAGCATTTTTGGGATACGACGAATCACTTAGTGGTAAAGCTACATTGGCAGCTGAAGATATTCGTTTCGCTCGTACAATTCAACGTGTTCAACGTATTATTGTCAGTGAATTAAATAAGATCGCA